GCTTTCCAGTAGATTTATGGCTGAATTGATGATATTAGTGGCTCTGCTTTCAAACAGCGCATCCTTGTTGCGTACTTCGGCTATTTCATTCAGCTCTTGTAGTATTGAACGAGTTCTAAGTTTCATGAGTGGTTCCGTTGATAATATATTTAACCTAAACTCAAGATTGTTAAAATGATATTATACAGCATAAATTGTGCGGCTGCACATTGCTGGGCTAAATAACTCAGTAGAAACCATAAGAACCTGCACACACTTACAGAGGAAAAACAATGAAATACATATCAAACAAGATGCTGGCCTTGATGGAACGGCTATCAGAAATGTTCCCAGGATCTAGCTATCAAACTCGCTTAGAACAATATCTCAGCACCAAAGGCATTACCGATGCCGCACAGTTGGAAAACTACATCCAACAATTTAACTCCCACAAGGAAAATCACGTATGAAAAACATAATCAACCACATCTGGTCAATATTCGACTCATTTGGCAGGGCCCGTGCCGCAAGTCACTTGGCTCGCATTGGACAATACGAAGCAGCCAAACGTGTGATGTCTGAATAATTTACGGTGTAAATAAACCATGCAGTTGGTTTATATACATGGGGCGAACGCCACCAGCGAAAGTTTCAATCATATCAGAACCAGGCTAGGCGCTGGCCTAGACCTAAATTATGACAGCCGTGACGGATTTGAACACAATCTCAGCACTATGTTGCAGAGTTTGGCCAAAGTCAACGAGTGTTTTTTCATAGCCCACAGCCTAGGTGGTATATATGCCCTGCATCTCAGCCATCATTTACCCACACATGTGCTAGGAGCAGTTACACTAAGCACACCTTATGGTGGAGCAGAAGTAGCAGACTATGCTCAGTATTTCCTGCCATTCAGTAGGCTTATGCGTGACATAGGACCCAGCAGTTGGGCTATGCGTGAAACAGCTAAGATAAAAATACAGCATCCTTGGTGCAACATAGTTACGGTGCAGGGGCGCAGTCCTTTTTTGGCGGCTCCTAATGATGGAGTTGTAAGCATACGCAGTCAACGACATCATGAAGACATGGAACTAGTGGAAGTCAACTTCAATCACTATGAAGTGGTATTGGCTGAGCCCGTGATAGATATCATCCGTGAACGGATAAACAGAATCACAAAATAGTTGTTTTTTTACAGTTAGGCATATATAATAAACTAACAGCGAAATAGAAGTAGTTGTTAGACACAGACATTACACACAGGAGATATAAAATGTCAGACCTTTACACAGCACCAAAACTACCAGAAGTTAAATTCAATAAAAACGGCTACGAAATCCGCGCCGATATCTTGGGCATGGCAAAAAGCCTAGTACAAGACGATTTTCAATCTAAGTTTGCCGGTTGGGAAATGACCGCAAAGCGTGATGAGAAGACTGGTCAGATCGTTAGCACCGTTAGCATGCCAGAGTTTCCAGGACTTGACAAAGTTCTAGAGACTGCTGAAAAGATGTACGCCTTTGTTAACGCTGGCGTGAAGAAATAAGTTACGCTCGTAGAGCAATACAATTAGTGGTAAAAGAAAAGCAGCCTCCGGGCTGCTTTTTCTTTATCTAACTGTAGCCAGTTTGAAAAACCTAAGTATGCTGATGTACATCCAACCTATATCAAACTCCCACCAACGTTGACTGAACTTAGCTGAAGCACCGTCAGCATGATGATTGTTGTGTAGTTCTTCACCGCCGATCCAGATAGCCCACGGAATTAAATTGCGGCTGGTATCTTTGGTATCTGTATTGCGATATCCCCACCAATGACTGACACCATTGACCACACCCGCAGCCCAGAACGGAATCCAAATCATTTGAATACCCCACACTACCAGTCCCCACGGTCCAAACAGCAAAAGGTCTATGACCAGCATTAAAAGAATACCTGAGCGACTGTGTGCGGAGTAAAGGTTGCGTTCAATCCAATCATTAGGGCAGTCCTTGCTCAGCGAGTCTACCATGGCTGTGTCTTTGCTGGCAGAATGGTATAGAAATGCTCCGCCAAATAACACACGCCATATGCCGTAGATCTGTGGGCTGTGTGGATCGCCTTCTTGGTCTGAACGTTGATGATGTTTACGATGTATTGCTACCCATTGTTTGGTAACCATGCCTGTGGTCAGCCAGAGCCAAAAACGCATGCAGTGATTAACAAACGGGTGAAATTGGACTGCTCGATGTGTTTGACCGCGATGTAGATAAAGTGTTACACAAGCTATAGTAATTTGTACCATTACTAGGGTGTAGATTAGTATGTTCATTGTTTACTTATCTGGTTGACACAATGCCAAAATAATAGTATAATATGCTATGAAAAACAAAATCATACTCACAGACGCAGACGGAGTTCTACTGGATTGGGAATACGCTTTCTCAGTTTGGATGGAACAGCACGGTTTCCAAAAGCAGGAAGATCATCAATTTAAATATGACATCGGCAAACGCTACGGGATCGAAAAGGATCAGGCCAAAAAACTCATAAAGATGTTCAACGAATCAGCACACATGGGTTTCCTACCACCCCTGCGTGATGCCATGTTCTATGTGAAACGACTGCACGAAGAACATGGGTATGTGTTCCATTGTATCACATCGATGAGTGCAGATGAAAACGCACAAGAATTACGTAAAATGAATCTCTGTAAACTGTTTGGTAAGACTGCATTCACAAAGTTTATTATCTTAGACACAGGTGCGGACAAAGACGAAGTTCTAGAAAAATATCGTGACAAAGGCTATTGGTGGATCGAAGACAAGATCACCAATGCTGTGGCTGGGCACGATCGCGGATTGAAAGCCCTGCTGATGGAACACGGACACAACATGGATTTTGAACATCCAGAAATTCCTAGAATACGTAATTGGAAAGAAATCTACGAAAAAATCGTAGGCTAAATATCTCGGGGAGTAACTAACCAACAGGAGTTGGTTCTATAGATCGTCAACACGGTATGCAAATACCCGGTCTATAGACAAAGAGGTGAGACCATAACTTTTAAGGAAGATCATGGAACTCTTTACACTCCAAGCCCTTTGGGCATTTCTCGCTATCATTTTGATAGACATCGTATTAGCTGGTGATAACGCTCTTGTTATTGGAATGGCTGCTAACAAACTACCAAACCACTTACGCAAGCGGGCAATCTTTTGGGGTACCTTTGGTGCTATTGCTATACGCTTTGTGTCTGTTGCCGCACTGACATATCTATTAATGATTCCAGGCCTACGTGCCATCGGTGCTGCTGCATTAATATGGATTGGTTGGAAATTAGTATTTGATCACGGCGAACATAATATTGACGCCAAGGATACCTTCTGGGGAGCAATTGGTACTATTGTGGTTGCTGATGCTGTTATGGGCATAGACAATGCTTTAGGTATTGCCGCTGCCGCCAACGGAAACTTCGTGCTAGTCATTGCCGGATTATTAATCAGTGTACCTATTATATTATTTGGTGCTACTATGGTCAGTAAAATACTCGAACGCTGGCCTGACACAGTATTTCTAGGATCATTTGTATTGTTTGCTGTTGCTATGCTGATGCTGATGAAAGAACCATTAATGGCTGCATGGTGGTCCGGGCTAGCACCTTGGGCGGCTGCTATCGTACCTTGGGCCGCTGCTCTTGTTGTTACCGCTGTTCAATATAATAAAGCAAGATTAAATCTACACAAGAAATTTTTGTTTAGGAAATAAAAAACCCCGGAAGGGGCTTTCTAATTCCAGTATCGACTGTTGTCTATCTTAGCCCAATATTCGTTGTTGTTTCGGTTCACAAAGTTTTTAATTAGGTATGCGGCCATACCAAAGTAGCCTATCTTTTTAAATCTACGACTGTCCTGTCCAAAATAGTGATTTAATATCTTAAATTTTTTAGGACTGTACTTTCTTGACAAGAAGAAGTCTTCTGATGTCGCAAACTTTTCTGGAAAGCCGCCGTACTCTTCAAAACGATCTCTACGGGTGAGCATGAACGCCCCCACAGCAAAAGGCGAAAAGTATTTTAGGACATTATTGATAACGTTGAATAGTGTAAAGCCGATGCTGGCTAATACGTCACGGTCGTAGCATTTTGCATTCAACCCAATGAGATCTAAATCGTGTTCTTCCATCGCCTTTACTGCATCGTGTATTACAGTAGGTTTGAAAAAACGTACATCTGCATCAATAAACAAGATGTAGGGAGTTGTAACTAATCGTGCTCCGTTGTTTTTTGCTAGACTAACGGGCCCGCCTTGGATGATTTCTACATTTAATCTGCGGCTGTTGTTTTGAATAACCTGTCTTGTATTGTCTGTAGAACAGTCAGCGATTATAATCCTAGTCATGCCGATGTCTTGTTTTCTTAAAGCATCCAGCAAATTATGAATGTAATCTTGTTCATTCTTACAGGGCACAACGATGGTAATTTTATCTCTTATCGTTTCTCGCATCTCGCTTCTACCTTAAATGATTTAAATTTAAATTCATATTTGATACCTTGTAGGGCTTGCTCACACGCCTGTTGACTGGGCATCTTTACTTCTACTCTTCCCGGTTGATCTTGCGGATTGTGTATGTGTACCGCTATCACTATCAGTATCCACACTGTCGCTCTCCTTGGTCCATGTTATGATTTCCCACTGGCCGTCCCAGTGTTCTACTAAGGCCGTACATGACTCTACCCAGTCACCGTCATTCATATACACAATACCATCGACGTCTTTGATCTCTGCGTGATGTATGTGACCACAAATCACACCATCGTAGCCACGCTTCTTACAGTATGCGGCTAGATTCTTTTCAAATTCAAAGATAAAGTCTACTGCTTTTTTAACTTTGTGCTTAAGAAACTTGCTAAGGCTAAAGTACCCAAAACCCATGCGGCGACGAATCCAATTAAATTTACTATTGATTGCAAGAACAATATCATATGCTCTGTCTCCTAAAAAACTAATCCACGGGGCTAATCTAGTAATGCCATCAAACAAGTCACCATGAGTGACCAAGTAGTGTTTGCCATCCGCGCCTATGTGTTCAAATTGATTGTGTATTTCTATTAGACCAAAACTAAATCCATAAGGTATCATGGGTCTTAAAAATTCATCATGGTTACCTGCTATGAATATGACACGAGTGCCACGTTTGGCATGACCTAAAACTCTGCGCACCACGTTGGTGTGACTCTGTTTCCAGCGCCACTTATTCTGTTGTATCTTCCAGGCATCTATGATGTCGCCTACTAGATATAGAGTTTCGCAGGTGTTGTGTTTGAGAAAATTATTGAGCTGTTCTGCCTTGCAGTCACGTGTGCCTAGATGCACATCACTCACAAAAATACTGCGATAAGTTTTTTGCATAGCAATATTTATCGCAGTATTGTGTTTGAAAGATTGCAGTTGTGTTACAAACTAAATCCTTACTAGTATCCACTTGGCTGTAAATGGTTTACCTTCGGCCTTGTGTTTCAGTATCTTAGCGAACTCTTTTTTACGCAGTTCGGAAACCGTTTCTGTATCATGGTCGACGCAAGCCCTGTACAGTTTAGTTAATAACTTTTTCTGTTTCATGGTTGTGTCCTCCTTATGCTATTTATACAACAATCTGTTCACAAAGTCAAGTAATAATTTATGATGCTGATGGTTGTGCCAATGAGGTTCGAGATATTTTTTATCGTACCACCACTGTTCGCTTTCTAGATGACAGCCTATCACTCCGATGTTGTTGTATATAATCGCCATAGGATCACTGTTTCTATAGGTAGCCACAACGTCCATATTATCACCAATAAATGCACAGCCGTCATAGAAGTACATCCTTTCATTGTTGCCCATCCATTGCACGGGCATGGCCTTGGGATGTGGCCTGCGGGTGCAGGTATCGGGTCTTCGAATATATTGTTCTACACTGATATTTGGTAGGAGGTCTAAGTAGTGTTCGCTGGCCCAATATGCTCCCATGCAGATACCTAGATACTTTCCACCATTGTCGAGAAATGTTTTTACTGCGTCATGATTCCATCTCAACAGCCTATCGAATCTATCGGCATCGCCAAACCCACCGGGAAAACACACACAGTCGACATCATCGAAAAATGAAGGCTCGACTTCGTCTTGTGAAAACAATTTGAAACTGTGGTGAGGAGAAAGTGCTTTGATGATGCCATTGGCAGAATCTACTGCACACACTGGCTGATGTATGAATAAAGCAATTTTCATCTTAGAAAATATAAGTGCTCACTTTAGTGCGCCATTCCGGGGCACGACTCCCATAACGCTCTGCCCAGCAGCCGGGCAACCCTGAAGTAACGCTAACGTTCCTAAGGTAGGGTGTTCTATTCTGGCTGTTTTTCTAAACGATAATCAGCTTCTGTGGAGTCTGGATATCGCTGTAATACTTTGTCAAGTACATCTTGTTTGCTTTCGCCGGCAATACGAGCTGTCTTACCTGATGCTATCTGAGTGACTGCCCATGTGCCTGGAGTGGTGTCTGGATCAGCGTCTGGTTCAGTCTCTTCTTCCTCACCACTGTTGTAGCTCAAAGGAAATTTGTTCTTGAGGTCTGCGACTGCTTTGGCAGGATCGTATCCGCCGCTGACAATCTCTGTAGAATTGGTTTTCAACTCTTCACCCTTGCTCTGTATGGCATCAGCGATACGTTTCATCAAGCCCGGAAACAGTTCAGCAAACTTTTCATCTCGGCGATTAGTTTGATTACCGTTGTTGATCTGATTGGTTGGCGCATGTATCTGCCATTTGCCCATGACATCATCTGGATTCTGTTTGTCGAACACAGAAATGATAGGACCATCATCGGCATATCGGTTGAACCACGAAGCACCCGAACTTGATCCTGTGCAGAAACTTGCATTGAATCCGTGTGCGTTGTTGAAATTATAACAGGCACCATAGTTATAGGGCACAGTGACTAGGAAACGATCATCGTCTATCAGCGTGGTTTCTTTCTTTTCACGTTTGTGTTTTTCGATAACTTCTGCGTCTTTGATTCTGTTCAACTCGTCGCGATACACACGATTCTGTATGATGGCCTGTATCTGGCGTAGGTTCTTGAACTTGTTGAAGTCTTGATGTGGTTCTTGCAGTTTGCCACGTATGCTCAGAGCCTTCCAAGCACCCAGTGCATCCCCTCCTTCACCGTTGATGTCTTCATAGTCAGCCACACCGTTGATGTACATGCGTGTGAGCCATTCATCAAACTTGCCATCTTGTGATATGTCGCCGTAGTCTGTGCTGGCCAACGAAGCATCTAAAAGTTCGCTCCATAGCTGTAAGATCTTTTCCTCGTCGGGTTTTGGGCCCAGTGCTGCAACCTTTGCCTTAGGTAGTGTGCCATCGTGACGCATGGCTACACCCAGCATCTTGATGGTTTTAGGATCTTTGAGCTTGGCCGCTATGTTGGCTTCGTGAATTATTTGTTTGAGTTTCATCCTGATATCAAGCTCCGTTTGAAGAAGCTCAGCACTGTGCCTAGTTTAGCTGTGTCTCCATTTGAGATGTCTTGCAACAACTGTCTGGGTCCTTCTGGGAACTGTGCAGCTACTCCAGCATTGCCATATCGACTGCGTTCAAGGTTACCAGTCTTGTCTGGATAGTAATGGCTGGCTGCCATCAGCACCGCTGAGTTGATGGCACTGTTAAGAAATCCAGGAACGTCATTGGCATATGCCTCGGATTCTAGAGTTTCAAGACCGTTCTGCAACATCTCAATGTGATTTAGTTTCTTCTTGGCCTTTTCAAAGGCATCGTTCTTGATCTGGTTAGCTATGTGACCTTTAATGTCTGCTATGCTGGCTGTGATAGCACGAGACCACAGAGGCTTGAATTTTTTCACCAGTGTTTGTTGTGTGACTTCTGGTGAGCCTTTATCTTTGTTGAGTTCACTGCGTTTTCTACGCTTGTCTCGGACTGTGTTGGAGTTCCTAGCCACATAGAATTTCTGCAGTTTTCCTATCTCGCCTTTGAGGAAATCTAGAATATTGCCACCTCGACCGTCGGAGGCTTTTTTGACTTCTCCGCCTGAACTGGCCACTGCGTCATAACCTGAACCACCTGATTTGATTGCACCAATGCCATTGGCACCTTTGATGATGACCCAAGAAGCTCGGTCTTTGATATCACTCCAGGATATCTTGTCTATCTGCGAGTAGCCTAGATCGTGTGCCAACTGCATGTCTTTGTGCAGAGCCAGTACCACTTCTTTGCCACCTGGCGATCCTGCGATGAGGTTCATAGAAGTGCTGTCTTCGTTGACATAGCCTTCTAAGAGTTGCGCAAATATTTTATAACTAGCTATCTGCATTTTAATTACACCATGATTGTTTGGCATCGCCGTAGTATTCACGAGCTAGACCATTAGCGATCAAACCAGCACGAACGCTCTGTCCGTTGACTATGATATCACCTAGCACACGACCGCCAAATTTGTCCCAGGCATAAAGAGTAACCTGTATCTTCCCGCCCTGTGCGATCAACTGTTTGGTGTATTGGCTAGCTACTTGTGCTCGTTGATCTTCTTGTGGACACTGTGCGCGGTGTCCTTTTTCTGGGGTGTCAACACCGTAGATTCTAACCGCAAGCTCGGGTTTGAGTGGCGCGGGTAGAAACGGTGCGGCGATCACAATAGTGTCACCGTCTGAAACTCTCAGCACCTGTGCGTCGTAGGTGGCAGAATTCTTGGGCATCTTTTGTGCGAATACCAACATGGGCACAGCAAGTAATAATAGCAGTAGTTTTCTCATTGCATTTCCTAATATGTGTATTTATTCATACATCACGGTATCTGAATCTCCTAGGCGCCATTTGGGATTAGTTTCTACCACCCACTTTTTAGTAGCTACCTTAAAGTCAGGATGCAGCATGTCTTTGGGATTCGATGCAGCATCAAAGAATCTGCAACGATTATTAGGTTGTGCCGCATATTGTCCGTTGTCTAACTGTATGAAGTTAAAGCTCTTGTGATCCTCAGGCCACTCTGAGTAGGTAGTGTCTATGATATTCATGTCAGGTGCGGCGTTGTCTACAGTAAACAAGTAGTCGCCTTTGTGTAGCTGACGATCTTTAGCATAGAACTCACAACTGAGATTGCGTAGGAATGCTTTTTGAATGACAGCAATGTCATAGCTAAAGCAGTCCCAGATCTGCAAGGTATCTAAGGATAAGAACTTTTCGGGTTCTAGATCGGTATCTCTGCTCACATAGGCATGTAGGGGCAGTTTGTCATAGAGTGCGCCATAGCGTGGCAAATAGCTTTCTATTCTAAATGCCTGACTGCGTAGACTTTTGATGGTGACCCAGATGCAGGGTTCATATTCTCCATGTCCTGATTTGAAATCGTAGAGAAATTCTCGCCTTACGAAGCAGTGTATAGGAGGAAGATTGGCAACTAAGAAACTCATTAATTATATCCTCGCTGTAAATTTTTGTCTAGGCAATCTGCGCACTCACAATCTGTGCAAGCACATCCATCCGTCATACAGCTGAATCCGCAGTGTGCGGTACACCAGCACGAACATTTAGGTTTTAATCTTTGATATGTTGTGTTATTATCTTCCATTGTTCGCCTCTACTATGTTGATATATTTTCTGTACATTTCAATTCTCTACCAATAATAAATCAAAGGCTGCGGTGTATCTACCGTTGTTGGTTCTGCCCGACACTCGCACATCAATATCCGACTTTTCTGGAACGGGCGGTGGAAATGAAAAGTCATAGGTGTATTGTCCACCAGTACCGCCCACTTCAAAGGTATGCTGTGTTCTAAAACTTTCTTCACCAAAATATCTCACAAACATATTGCCTGTGGCATCAGAACCAACTTGTGCTGAAGCAGTGCCTTTGTAAAGATAGCCAGTGTATCCAGCAGGCACAGTGTACACAGACATCAGTGTCTGTCCTTTAGTAGCAGTGATGCGAGCCACTGTGGTAGACTCTCGCTGTATGTTGATGTCACCTACATTTGTGGTGCCGTCTGCTACGAACGCTCTGAACACTCGCTTGAACACCACGATACCAGTGTTGTTGCTGGCGTTGGTTAAAGTAATAGATTCTTGTGTTTGATTGTAGTCAGCATCTAGTCCTATCACTGTGACGACCTTGTTGGCATCATCGGTACTGACTCTATCTAGATTAACAACTCCTGCCGTATCAAATGCTGACCAAGGGTACACAGTATCGTTGACGTCCCATACACTGCCTGTGTTGTTCGTACTCAACGCAGGAACAGCACCGAACTTGTGTATAAAGGTATGGTCAGTGATGTTGCCTTCGGCAACCATTTGGTTAAACGGATGTTGCTTGCGATTGGCCATATTTTATAATCCGTATGTCGCTTTGGTAGCGTTAAAGTTTTGTGACACCTGTGCAGCTGATAGTTCTGCATTGTAGGCCAGCACTTTACCAACACGACCGTTTAAAAGGTTACCTGTAACATAGGCAGCGATACTGGCTGTACCTGTCCCAGGATGAGCGGTTTTTTGTGCTGTGTAGGTACTGTCCAATGCTCCATTGATGTATAAACTCATACCATTGGTAGTGCTAAATGTCAATGTGACATTATACCATGTGCTGAGATTGATGGTCGCTGTTGATGGGAACGCTGTGAAGCTGCCCCAATCACTGTGTCCACAATATATTTTCTTGTCTATGCTGGCCTGTGGACCCATATAGATAAAGTGTCCGTCACCGCTGAATATATTGTTGTCTTGATAGCCGTTGAGATAGAACCACACTGATTTAGTATAGGCTGTAGACGATATCACACCAGTGCTGGCACCTGATCCGTATTGGCTGGTTCCGTTGAAAGTAAAATAACTTGGTGTACCTGAAGTATAAGTTGGACTGCCGACTAGAGTAATATTCTGTGCAGTGCCAGCGATGTCAGTCCAGGTTGTACCTGATCCACTGTAACTGCTGGCATCGTCTGGATCTAAGTTTAATACTAGGTTAGATGTTACTAACGAAGACAGAGTCCAAGGACGACCGTCAGTTAGTGTACTGGCACCATCATCTGGTTCTGGCACATTACCGTTATAGGGATTAGGTAAAAGATTTGTATCGTAGGAGTTTAATGTTCTGTAATAAATCTTGCTAATGTCTCCACCAGCTTTTCTTTTGACTTCTGCGATTTCAAGTTTCTGTATCTGTCTCGCCTGTTTGCTATCTACTTGTCTTGTAGTACACAATATTGTGTCACCATCTACTATTCCCATAGCTGTGAGCGTAGTTGAACTATCACCGTAGACTACATCATTCACAGCAGGATTTTTCAATAGGCTGATCCTATAATAATCTGTAGGCAAACCTTCATCGGTGGCAATAGCTGTGATCAGTTGATCTATGGTTATAGTCAAAGCCACAGTGACTGAATCTTTAATGCCTGTAAGCCCCCAATAGTTTATTGTGGCCATTATCTAACTCCGTGAACTCGGCCTGGATATAGGCTAGGATGTTCACCTTTGATATCTGCAGGATCTTTAGGTGCTTGCATTCCGCCACCTGCTTTGGATGTTACTGCATCTATGTCTGCATATTCTTCTCTAGGAGTGTTAGAATATTCAGTGGTTTCTCCGCTGTCTGCTAGATCAACGATCTGACGGAATCTACGGACATCATCATTGTAGAATTCGTCGTTGGGCATTGATTCACCAGGTTGTGCTATATCAGTTGACTTTTCAGCATGATCGATCATGTCTAATATACCACGGATTATTTCTTGCACTCTCATTAATATTCTCCGATATGATATTTATTAAATACAAGCATGATAAACAAAGAACCCTTCAAGCAGCTGATCAAAGACATGAAACACTCGGGCAAATACCGGGTTTTCAACGATATCATACGTGAGCGCGGTGATTTCCCCAGAGCCATATGGTACGGACCCTACAACATCAAGACCATAGTTAATTGGTGCTCCAACGACTATCTGGGTATGGGACAGCACAAGGTAGTGCTAGATGCCATGCACACAGCACTGGATCAAACAGGATCAGGATCCGGAGGTACTAGGAACATAGGTGGGACCAGCCACTATCACGTGGCCCTAGAACATGAACTGGCTCTGCTGCACAACAAGGCCCGGGCACTGCTGTTCTCATCGGCCTATGTGGCCAATGAATGGACTCTTATTGCTTTATCAAAAATCATACCCGACATACATTTTGTGTCAGATGCCAACAATCACAACAGTCTAATCATAGGTATGTCACACAGTCGAGCACCTAAAACTGTGTTTCGGCACAATGATCTAAATCATCTCGAAGACATACTGTGTTCAGTAAAACTCGCAGGTCAAACACCCTGCATAGTGTTTGAATCAGTCTACAGCATGGACGGCGATGTTGGAGACATACGAGGAATATGTGACCTAGCGGACAAGTACGGTGCTATCACTTATATCGACGAAGTACATGCGGTAGGACTCTATGGAACCCACGGTGGTGGGAAGGTTGAAGAGCTGGGGCTAGAATCCCGTATTGACATAGTCAATGGTACATTAGGGAAAGCCTATGGAGTCCAAGGTGGCTATATCGCTGCCGATGCAGATGTCGTAGATGCGATACGCAGCGTAGCCGCTGGGTTCATATTCACAACGTCAATGAGCCCTGTGACCTGCGCAGGCGCATTGGCAGCTGTGAAGTATTTGAAAGACCACAACGAAATCAGAGACAAGCATCAAGAACGAGCCCGTAAACTCAAACACAGATTGCGAGCCAACGGTATTCCTGTTATGGAATGTGCAACCACACACATCGTGCCGGTACTGGTAGGGGAAGCCAAACGCTGCAAGGCCATCAGCGATGACCTACTCAATGAGCACAGTATCTATGTGCAGCCTATTAACTATCCCACAGTGGCTGTGGGCACAGAGAGATTGAGATTCGCTCCAACTCCGTTCCACGACGATGGTATGATAGAAGATCTTATTTTGGCTCTGAAGACTTCGTTTGCGTGTCACCCGGCGCCAGCCTAAATCTATCTTCTATAAAGTCTGCGGTCCCAACTTCAAATATGATGCTGTTGGGCATCAGGGATTCTACTTGATGTGGACCTAACTGTCCGAAATCTGCGGTTTGTCCTTCACTGAGTTCACTCTGTTTAAGTTCGCCTGTGCTGACATCAATGTAGCTGACTCTAAACTTGCCAGCGTTCACAAACCAACTCTTGGCTCGGTCTTTGTGAAACACCAAACTGGTTTTGGCACCTGTTCGTTCAAACACCAATAGTTTGCCCGAATATTTGTCATTGTTGGCCCAGACTATTTCATAGCCCCAGCCTTTGTCTATCTTGCCTAACGTCTGTAAGTTCATGGTCGTTTCTCGATTATTTTGTCTACTAGGCCATAGGCCAGTGCTTCTTCTGCAGACATGAAAGTGTCACGATCCATGTCTCGTTCAAAGTCTTGATAGGTTTTACCAGCGGTGTTGTGTTTTACATAGAGTTCAGTTAAGATATGTTTCATCTTGGTGATCTCTTTGTACTGGATCTCAATGTCACTCTGCATGCCACGAGCACCACCACTAGGCTGATGGATCATATGCCTTGCATAGGGTAGGATATAGCGTTTACCTTTGGCTCCGGCTTGTGCTAGAAAACTGCCCATTGAGCAGGCCTGTCCCATCACATAGGTCTGCACGTCCGGACGGATGAACTGCATGGTGTCATAGATAGCCATTCCAGCTGTGATCACACCGCCCGGTGAGTTGATAAACAGATTAATGTCCTTGTCTGGGTTTTCGCTTTCTAAGAACAGCAATTGGGCCACAACTAGATTGGCCATATGATCTTCCACAGGCCCGTTCAGCATGATGATGCGTTCTTTGAGCAAACGGCTAAAGATATCATAGGCCCGTTCGCCTTTTGATGTGGATTCGACTACCATTGGTACTAACATAGATTTCCTTTTGTGCAAAGTAAAAGTATAACGTGTTTAATAATTATTGTCAAGGCGCTTGTTTTCTCTGTGATCTGAGCATATAATAGTCGTGTAATCAACCCGCAGTTAAATATATCATGAGCACCCTTTTATTAAACGCAGACATGCAACCAGTTAGCCTTTTGCCTCTATCAGTTGTAGATTGGCAGGAAGCCATACGGTACATGGTTTTGGACAAGGTCAAAGTCCTAGAATGGCATGACGATTGGATCGTGAGATCTGCTCGTTGGGAAACCCGTGTTCCTGCGGTGATCATGCTGACCCAATACCAAAAACCCAAGCACACCATGAGGTTGAGCAAACGCAATATATTTCTGCGTGATGCCTATACCTGCCAATACTGTGGCACCAGTGTCACTGAACCCAATGCCACTTTGGATCACGTGCATCCTGTGAGCTTGGGCGGCAAGACCACGTGGGAGAACTCCACTACGGCCTGCAAGACCTGTAACTATAAGAAGGCAGCACACGTAGGCAAGATGAAGCCTAAGATCGCTCCCTACAAACCTACATTTTGGGATCTAGTTGCCAAACGCAGGGTTCGAGGATATCACATGGCGCATGCCAGCTGGGCGGACTACTTAGGAGTTTGAGTGGTTGACAGGATCTTCGGATCCTGTTATACTGTGTGCATGTTACATTTTAGAAAGAATTAAATGGCCTTTACACTAAAGTACGAAGCTGTACGACGCATACCAAATCCCATGGTTAAAATCAATCCTATGAAAAATGGGACTGGTAAAATCGTTAATCTACAAGACCGGGTAGATAAACTTAATAAAAATGCAGCCTGGAAAAAAACCAAAAAAAATTGGGTCGAGGCAGGCAAAACTGTTGATGTTTCTCGTATTCCTAAATTTATCTTAGAAGAACTAGGATTGTTGAACATTGCTGAAGATGTTCAACGTGAGCTAGACGAGAAGCACTGTGCCAATCGAATCGCTCCTGTTGAAGTATTTGACCCTGCGTTAATGCAACCCGCACTTTGCATCAAAACATCCAAAGGTGAATACATCAGTATCAATAGTCAGCACACTGTTAGCACAATAGCCGGATTGATCGATGCAGGGCTAGTTCCTGGAGTCACAGATTGGCGAAAGTTTAAATTTCCGTTCTACTATGTTGAAACTGATAGTTTGGCATTTGCTCGTCGTGCATTTGGTGTGTTCAACGGCAAAGGTTCTAAGAAACAAAGCCAATACATGCAGTTACGCAATGCAGTCTATATTGTTCGTATTGATAAAGAAACTTCTGATCCTGACGAAGTTGCCAAAGAGCGCAAGGTTTCTATTGCGGAAAAGCACGAGTGTTTTCCTGTAGAACTAAACAGCGATTTTATAAAATATCCAGGAACATTCACTAACATTTCTACCTTTGAAGGTCTCACTGATGACGAAATTGACATGTCTTGTGCGTGGCATAACAAATACTTTCATTACGAAGGTATTCACGTCAGCTTATTTTTCATCTACAGAGATCTTGTACGTAAATTTAAACCTGCCAAGTGCAAAGTAACTCCTCAGCTTGAAGAAGAATTGGCCGCACTGATTCAAAATTTATTTGGTAGCTTGTCGCAATTTGCAGAGAGTTGTAAAAAAGTGTGGCGGCTGTACACTGACGCAAAATTTGGTTATGAAGATGATTGGAATGACGACATCTATGCCGAAGCACTGTTACAACTATACAAAAAATTTGGTGGTGCAGAGAAGATACCAAAGGCAATCTTAGATACACATGACGACCTAGTTGAATTTTTTGATGATGACATATTAAATCTAGCAGACAACAATGTATTATCTGTATCTAATAACTAGTCTAAGAGGCCGCGCTGGGTTCGGAATCACATCCGACTACAAAGAGCGTAATCAACAGTATGCCAGCCACAGCGGCGATATTGTCAAGTTCTCGTACATCTACGGCGGCCTTAGTACACATGCCAAAACAGTTGAAAGCACAATTAAGCGTCAATATGTAGACAACATATGGATGGTAGACGATTGGAAAACGGAATGGTTAAAAGACGGAATCAGCATGTCCGATCTAAAATCATATGTTGATGATCTAGTAAACAACCGACACTATCGTATTCAAGTTGTTGCAGAAGATTACGATTTTACACAAGGAATATTGGAAGAAAAATGATTAGAGTAACTAAAATTAAAAATGGCATTGAACCTGGTACAGAAATTCCAGAGCGCCAACAGCATGGCAACGTTGGACGTTGGGCAGAAATAGTTATGGAAAACAACGGCCACAACATCGAACACGGTGCGGGCTGTGACATGCCCGAGTATGGTGTTGAAATGAAAACTCGCAAAGTGGAATCCAATAGTCCACATACCGTTGGAGCCATGCGTTTTGGAGATATCATTTCAACGCCCTACGATCAAAGTCTAATTTTTGAAAAGTTTCAACGACAGTACCGTATACACTACAGTGATGAGGGGCAAGTTGTTCTTACATCAGAAGTATACGATTTGACAGAAGAATTTATTCAAAGCAAGATTAGAGGAGCGTATGAAGAAGGCAGAAAACAGATTGCCCAAAATGAACTAAACGGATTTCATCCTCCGTATGTCAAAGGCAACGAATGGGGACATTTTGAAGTAACTGAGTCTTATTCGTCATATCGTTTTAGGATTCCAAACAGTGCGATGAAAAAGATAGAAACTGCTGTTAGGAATGCAAAAACATTTAAGAAGTTGTTTGAATAAAGAAAAAGCACCCTAGGGTGCTTTTTTCTTATCTACGTTTAATTGCTCTTCTTGCTGCTCTAGCTACAACACTTTTGGTTGCTCGCCATCCTTTTCTTCTTGCCATATTATTTCCTTTTACGCAGTTGTCGACGAACTGCTGCTTTCATTGGGGTCTTTGCACGATAAGCCATAGTGTTCTCCTTATTGTATGAACAAATACATAATACTATTTATAATTTGGATTGTCAAGTAGAAAACTCTTGACAATCGCTGCATTTGATGCTATACTATATACACTTAGAAATTAGGAGCAAAAATGCGTACACAACCTGAAACAATCATACAGCGCCTAGAAGCAGACAACAGCCGTTTGGCCAAAGAACAGATCCTAGCGGAAGCAATGACCGAAGGTCTTGATGAGTTCTTCGAGGGTCTTAAGATGGGCTTGGACAAGCTCTACACATTTGGCATCAAGCAGGTCCCTGTCAGTGAACAGGATGGCCAAGGGCTGTCGTGGACCAACTTTGTGGAATTGGCAGAAGCCCTGTATCGCAGAGAGCTCACAGGACATGCAGCCCGTGACGCAGTCAAACTGGCCATGGATGTGGCCACTAAGGCGCAGTGGAATGATTGGTATCGCAGAATCCTTATCAAAGACATGCGAGCGGGGTTTGGTGAAAAGTCAGTGAACTCTGTGGCCAAGAAGCAGAAGAAACCTCAGTACGCTGTGCCCGTGTTCGAGGTCATGCTTGCGCACGACGGAGCCAATCACGAAGGCAAGATCACAGGCAAGAAACTGGTAGAACCTAAACTAGACGGAGTGCGTGTGGTCACTGTGGTTGACTTTGAAAGCCGCACAGTTGTGATGTATACCCGCAACGGCAAAGAGCTGGTAAACTTTCCACATATCGTCAAGGCATTTGAAGACAATCTAGATAACTTCGCTCGCAGCTATGTTTTCGACGGTGAAGTGGTATCTACATCGTTCCAGGCCTTGATGAAAGAAGTACATCGCAAGGAAAACGCACAGGCACAGGATGCTCGCCTCATGCTGTTTGACGTGATTCCTTTGTCTGAGTTCAAGCTGGGTGAGAGTGCTATGGGGCAACGTCGCCGCAGTGCGTTCTTGCGTGAAAACTTCTCTAAGATATTCGCAGACTCTGGCTGTATTGATATCATCACACAGCGTGAGTTTGATTTGGATGTGTTCACTGATGAAATTGAATTCCGTGACTACAACAAGCAGATGGTCACGGAGGGCTTTGAAGGGATCATGATCAAAGATCCCAACGGCAAGTGGGAAGGAAAACGCTCTACGGCCTGGTTGAAACAAAAGCCTTTTATCGAAGTTAGTTTAGAAATCACAGCAGTAGAAGAAGGCACAGGCCGTAATCTAGGCCGTTTGGGCGCAGTGATCTGTCAGGGTCAAGACGATGGCAAAGATATTCAGGTCAACGTAGGATCAGGTTTCACAGACAGCGATCGCAAGGAATATTGGGAAGCCCGAGACAGCCTCTTAGGGCAGGTCATCGAAGTTCGGGCTGATGCAGTGACGCAGAATCAAGACGGCACTTATAGTCTGAGATTTCCGAGATTCATGCGATTCCGTGGGTTCAAGATGGGAGAAAAGATCTAATGTCTGACGTCGTGCTGTGCCGAGACTGTGCTCACAGTCATAGACCCTTGACCAACCTGTTGACCCTGGGTTCCAGCGCATATGCTTGGGTCTGCCGCAGAAACCCAGTGCCTGAACTCAAAGAGGTAGATCCTGTTATAGGAGTCAAGAAGACCAAGGCCCACTATGAAAGCTGTGCCAAATCTCGCATGTCCAGATACACCAAAGACGTGCGTGAAGATCATTGTGGTCCTGAGGGCAAATTCTGGCAACCCCGCAAGACCAGAGATTTTTTTATCATGTTGAAAAGGATTTAAATGCAGAACAATTTACCCCCGATCTCCGGCAATGAAGAAGAAGCAGAGATCGCCCAGATCCAAACACTGCTGAACAATCAAAACGCTGTGAGTGCGGTGCAACACAAATTGGCCTTGCAGCGTCAGCAGCCTTCCGCAGAATTCTGTGAGGAGTGTGGTGAGTCTATTCCTCAGGCTAGACGAGAATTAGTGCCGGGGGTTCAGATGTGTGTACACTGCCAGACCCTGGCAGAAAGATTCAAAGCCAACTATCGACAGCCTGGTGCGAGCACAGAGTAGTAGCCGAGCTCCACAGATTATCCGAGTCTTGATCTAGCAGCCACTCTGGACCTAGGTTCTGGGCCACCAACCAACTATGCTGTTTTTGCCAGGGTCCAGACCCGTTGAGCTCAGCATCCAGTTGACTCTGGGCCCATGAACAGTAGCCCATGACTATGCGAAAATGTCGGGGCGTGTCACCATCCGCGATACTGTGGAACATGCTTTCAGATGACGTCATGGCCCAGGCTGAACTGATCAGTGCTGTGTCGTCCGTGACCCAATCTGTGCTGTGTATCATCCATAAGCTGTTAGGACTCACAGGGCCACCCCAGTACACAGGTATGGCAGGAGGGTTGATGACATCAATGTCTGAGTTGGCCAATACATCTCTAAGGGTATGTGTAGTGGGCCTATTCACACACAGAGCAAATGACCCTGCTTCGTGTTCATGGGTCAACATTAGCACAGCCCGGCGGAATCTAGTATCCGGCATGGCCGGAGGTGCTATCAGTAGATCAGTGGCGTTGACAGAGATCATGACCAGTCAGGCAAAGGGCCACCATACTTCTTGCCCTTGATCTTTTTGCCCCTCATTGCTATGCGTTCTGAACCCACCTTGTGCGTCTTGCCCCCATCACGGCTGCGGTAGCCCTGGCTTTTGCATGATGCTAATTGGCTGGCACCCAGGGCTGAATCTGGCTTGCCTGATGTACACAGAGCACGGCTAGCTGGTTCTTCATCTACCATGGTTTCAGCCTTGTTCCAACCCAATGTTCGACCGTTGGCCAACACAGCACGAACAGGACCATCTATCATCTTGGACTGTTGTATCTTGGCATCTGGATATTTGTCCTTGACCAAACGCATCCATTCTCGTTGTGTACGGCCTTTTGAATCTGTGGCGCCGCCCATGCTTTCTGCAGCAGGTGCAGCCGCAGGCTTGGCGTATTTGTTGCCCGCTTTGGCATTTCTAGCATCGTCAGCTGCCAGTATATCCGCAGCAGTGGAGCCCACAGGCAGACCCACAGTGGGTGCTATGACATCCAGCATGGCCTGATTCTTACCTATGGTGGGCTGGGCCAGCATGATGGCTATAGGGCTTTGATTTTGGCTCTTGGCAGTGGCAGCTCGAGCCTTGAACTCTGCGCCAGTTTCTGGAGCAGCAGCGCCGGGAGCAGCTGGTGTTGCGGCTTTGGGAGCCAGTTTCACAGGCGCTGTGTCAGCAGCTGAACCACCTGCATCAATGGTGTCCATTTTCTTCTTGTACTGTGCGGCTGCTGCAGGGTCGTTTTTGTCTAGGTGAGCCTGTTGTGCGGCCTGTACTTGATCAGCTGTGCTGCCTGGGGGTAGGCCAAAGCGTTTGCCCATGCGGTCCAGCATGCGTTGTTCTGCACCCTCGACACCATCAACGGCTTCGCTGACCTTGGAATCTTGATCAGTGCTGACACCGTACATGATTTCATCGTTCAAAGGAAAGTCTAAATCTAGAAAACGCTCGGGCAGTTCCGCAGAGTCAATGATATAGTCCAGCTCATCATCTGTGGGATGCTGCTTCATCAAGACCTTGGCAGCTTCGTCGTGTGCATCTGCACGTTCCCAGATGTTGATGTCATAGTGTGTTTGGTACAGATGTGCCACAGCATCCATGACCTTGTGATAGTCACAGGTGAATATGTTTTCCGTGACTATTTCTCGAATTTTCATGCTAGTTTTGCTCCGATCATTATGCAAGACACCAAGAGATTTTTAACATCCATGTCGTCTGCTTCTGCGTTTAATCGATCTGATGCAATGAGATCTGCCATCAGGGCTCGATATTCGTCTTCTGCGATGTCACCTGACTGATAGGCCTGGGTGATCTCAAGTGCCATCTGTGCTCGCTGTTCAGCCCAGGGTCTGCCACAGGTGCTTAAAAATTGTAGTTGATCTATCATCACCATCTTCCTAGTATAACTCGTGAGGCTCGCTCACCCTGCTGTGTGAGCAGTTTCTTTTTGATTTCGCAGTAGACCCTAGAACCTTCACCACGCTTGGTCCATTCAGAGACTGTGGATTGCATGGGTTCTATCACACGCAAGACATCCTGCTGTAGGCTACCTTTGGCCTCTGAGTACAGTTGGAATCTCTGTAGATCTCTAGCCAGCACAGTGACCTGCGGCAGCTGTGGTTCCGCACAGTTTATGGCAGCGACCGTGAGCCTAGCTTCTATGATATAAGCTGATTGATTGTCGTCCCAGAATGAAGGTATCCAGGATTTGATGGAGGCACAGCCCGTGAGCGACACAGCGATTATCAGTGCGGTTAAGAGTTTCATACAAGTATTTATGAGTTTATGAGATAAACATCGCAGACCCTGTCAGCCAACTCTGATAGGGATTTTTCTGCCCTGGGTGAGATCACGATAGCTGTGCTGGCTCCACGCACACAGCTGGCACTGTGATTGGCTGTGCCATTCGGTGCTGAACCATTGATCCACATCTGCGTCTGGAGTGCAGCCTAGGTCTTCTACAGTGATCTGCTGCCAAGGTTCAGCGACCCATGCACTAATGCGAGGAAACAGAGCCTGTTGGGGGCAGCGATACAGCGTGTGTCCCAGCATGTATCTACACATCTTGACCTGGCAGTGTTGGTATTCCGTTTGGGGATCTCTCACACGATCCCAGACCAATCGCCCCTGTTTCAGCTGCCACGGCCATGTGACAAATCTCCAACTTTCTGTGATTTCCATGACCACGCGATCATCCACAGTGATGATCTGTGATCTGCGGGCATGAGGTCCTGCGGTCAACTGGGTGGTGATCACACACTGAGGCCATGTGTGCTGTGCCCAGAGTCTTGCACGGTCACGATCCTGCTGACTGTGAGCGCCAACTTCTATGTCCCAGCCCTGGGCTATCCAATCTAGATCAATGCGATCAAGATGCCTACCGTTGGTGGTGATACGCCTGCGAGCCTGAGGCCACAGCTGACCCAGCAGTGATACCCATTTGGGAAGATCAGGATCCAGCGTGGCTTCTCCACCCAACACACAGAGTTCTCCGAGACTGATCAATTCAGCCCACCGTGCGATCTGTGCGCTGTGCTGTGTGATGTCAATGCGTGTGCCCCAACTCCAGTTGTTGTAGGTGATACAGTCAGTGCAGGCCAGATCACAGCGATCTGTGATGTAGAAATTCAAACTGTCTATGTGATGCATCATGTACTTACCAGATCTCACATGGCAGTGTCTTTATTCAATCACAAACACTGGCAAATACTGTGTGGTTAAATATGCCATGCGAATATTTTTAATCTTGTTAGGGTTGATGTTCACCGACACTGTGTCCGCAGCTGCCAGTCTAGCAGTCTACAACATCACACAAGAACGTTGGCTACACAGCGAAAATCTCAACCAAACCAGGCCCTTGGCCAGTCTAACCAAACTGATGACCGTGATGGTGAGCATGGATCAAGATCAGGATCTCACACGTGAAATCAAGTTAAGCAAGGCCAGCCCTAGACTCAGCCCTGGACTATACACACGCAGGACCCTGATCACTGCGGTATTGGTACGCTCAGACAATGCCGCTGCAGAAGCCCTAGCTGACGCACACCCCGGAGGTCGCAAGCAGTTCATACGTGCGATGAATCTCAGAGCCCAGAGTCTGCAGATGATGAACACTCGTTTCGTGGATGCTTCAGGGCTCAGTAATCAAAACGTCAGCACAGCTTTGGATGTCATAACCATGATCAGAACCGCGGATCTCTATCCCATCATCTCAGAGATCAGCATCAAAAAGCAGGCAGATCTCGAAGCAGGACAGGGCCGTAGATTGAGAACCATACAGATAACCAACACCAACAGACCTGTGTTGATCGAGTTCGATGGCATCACTGTGTCAAAGACTGGATACACTGGCTCTGCAGGATGGTGCATGGCCGTGTTAGTGGTCAGGCACAGTGACAGAATCGCAGTGGTGATCTTGGGTGCAGATACTCAACGGCAGAGAGCACAGAGCATACATGACATCATGTTGAATCACATCGCAGACACAGATCCAGAACCTCCAAAGCGGCCCTCGCCCGGCGATGTGATAAGATCGTGGTTGGGCATCATGCCTTGACCCTGAAAGGAGCGCAAAATTTTTAGCTGCGAAGCAGCAGCGGTAGCGCAGATTTGTAGACTATGACAAGAATAAACCATGCAGTTAATGATTAGATTAAATCCCTATCCCTTATGCGTTCCAGTTCCGGCCAAGCCAACATCAACATGCTTGCAACACCCGCAGGCACCCAATACATCACTGTGTCCGCATGTGGTTCAAAGTGGCCGCCTGTGCGTTTGACATATAATCCAATAGTGTCCGGATCCGCAGACATTGCACTGGTCCAACGAAAGCACACGTAGAGTTTCAGCATAGTAAGTGTATGTATGTGGCAGCATCAGGTGTGCATTCGATCATGACAAATACCAGATCATCAGTGAGTCTGTGCTGTACGCCTAGAATATACTGCTGTGAACCTTGTGCATACCTAGCCGCCAAATAGGTCTGGACTCGCATCAGAGTAGGTTCAGTGAGTTCAAAGGTGTATAACATAAGAATATTTACATGCAAAACGCTGCGCGAGCCCAGGGACCTATAAATATCAATAACAGCGATCAGACACAGTTACTGAGCTGGACCTGCCATAAACAGGGGGTTGTAGCAGTGAAAATCAAGTATGCGGTACGTTCAGATTGGGACACAGAGGGTGAAAGATTCACTGTGCTGTATCGTAATCGTGTGGTGATCATCACTCGCAGCACAAAGATAATACGTGAGTGGTTCCCAGAAATGTGGATGGATACTAGATCGATTCCTGATGTGGTTCTAGTATAGCACAGGCCCCGCTGCAAAGGTTTGTGTGTATGTGTGTACACAGTGGAAAATGATCTGCATAATCGGAGATTATGCCCAGTAAGTGTGATTTACTGACCCCTGGCTTGCGTATAGAGGCCGCTGCGCAGGCCGTGAGAGACAGAATGGTGTGGTTCTGTGTGACAAAGTGCAGAAAAGTGTGGAATTGTGTGACCATTTGAGCATAGCCTCTCCATCCACGGTGTCCTCAAAAATTTTTGCATGATTTTTTCTGTGAGATCACACTGTTTCGCACCGTTTTCCACCATTTCTCTACCAGATCCCACCGTCCCCCCAGCCGCGTACGGTGTCTCTACGGTGGCCCCGCTGCGTGAGATTCATGTGCTGACACTATATCACAACTATATACTAGTATGATCATGATCGCTGCCATGCTGCCTTTCATCTTTATACTCACACACATAGCTGTTCAGGGTGATTCATACACAGTGAGATCACAGGCCAGAGTCTGTGTGTTGTGTTATCTCGCGATCGGCTTGGTGATTTGGATATAGGCCCCGCTGCTAGGTGTTAAAAAACCCATTGACATCTTGGCTAAATGATCGTATAATATACACATGCTTAAGAAAAGACTGTTATCTAGGAGCAGAGAGTTGACATTACCAGATGAAAGATACCGTGCAGTTGTGCAGACCCGGAGGTTCTTGTTGGATCTCTGTAATCCCCAGCACACGCCCAGAGTACCTAAATTGATTCGAGAAACCGCCCGGGCTGCGCTGCGACACTATCCCTCAGACTGGGACATGCAGCGAGCAGCTGAAGCAGCGCCTGATGTGTTCGCGGAACGCATGGAAGATCTACACAGATTCGTAGCTGCGGGATCACGTGAAGCAGGATTCAGAGCAGCAGCAGAGATCATCGTAGACGACAATCACGAGGGGTCTACCGCAGACTAAGCAGCAGCAACACATTCGGGCCTCTAGCTCATGTTGGTTAGAGCAGCGGACTCATAATCCGTTGGTGCCGAGTTCGACTCTCGGGGGGCCCACCATCAATCTGCCCGTAGCTCAGTGGATAGAGCAACAGCCTTCTAAGCTGTGGGTCGGAGGTTCGATCCCTCCCGGGCAGGCCAACGTAGACAGCAGCAGCACAGCAGCAGAGAGAACACAGTGTACAAACCGCCGAACCCCATGGACCCTTGGGATCCATTCAAACGTTGGTATCGCACACTGTGGCCCTTGCAGCGTGTGGGAGTTTGGCTGTGCGCAGCTGTGATCACATACGCAGCCATCAGGTGGGTCACCTGGCTGCCCATCTAGCTGCGGACCTCGCGACACTGCGAAGAGAAACCCAGAGACCCTTAGGGTCGTAGGGTCATAGCGCATTTTGGTTGACAGATTGGGTTCATGATGCTATAATATACACATGAACTTAGAAAAGCCCCTCCGCAAGAAACGTGTAGACCGCACTCACATCATCTATGAGCTGCGTGTTAACGGCCTCTCGTACATAGGCGTCACAGCCAAGACAGAGACTACTATTAACAAGAGTGTACTTGCGAGAGCAGCCAAGCACTTCTATCGTGCCAAGCGGGAGAACAAGGACTGGCTGTTGTGCAAAGAGCTACGCAAGCTCACAGACAAGAGCGAGATAGAAGTCTTAGTTCACGAAACACTTCGCGGCAAAGCAGCGGCTCACAAGAGAGAAGTGGAACTGCGACGCACATTGCGCCCTACACTTAACACAGATGTGCGTGGGGACTGAGGGGTTGACAGCCCCCTAGTTTGGCTGTACAATTGCTGCTGTAACGTTAACAAGGAGCGAACATGTGGTACGTATACGATAAGAGATCATCAGCTATAGTTAAGAGCTACAAGACTCACTCAGCTGCACAGGCGGCTATCACCCGGGCCCATAAGAAGTATGTGAGGGCGTTCCCCTACGTGCCGGGCAGCAATGCGCATGAAGATGACCCTCTGTTTTGGATGGCTGCTGCAGACTCACAGTACTATCACATGATCATCGAACAGCGTGTGACCAAGCGCAACTTGATGACAGGCAAAGAGTTCACACAGTCAGTGAACACACCCCGTAGCTGCGACCCTAGTTCAGAACTCTATTGGAGCATGTAACTATGAACTGCGATGTAACTATTACTGCTGAAGATTTCAAGACCATCCACAACACACTGTGGGAGCTAGAATACCAGGGCCTCGATGGTGTCGTGGGTGCCGAACGTATACGTGCTGCGCTACAGGCTGCATATGCACAGGACAACACTGCCTTTGAGCGCAAGCACGATCATTATCACACAGTACAGCAGCAGCTGGGGTTGAAGACGATCTGGTCGATCTACAAAGTCAGCGATCTCAACCAGCCGCATCCCCACGTGAATGCTGCAGAGATCTGCTACAGAGATCACTGGGGAGACTCAGCGGTCTACGAGACCATTCCTGGGCCCACGTGGCGCGATCTCTACCGTGCTGCTGATCGCTGCATCCAGCGTTCGGGTGATGGTCATCATGTGTTCATCGAAGGGTTTGAAACTGTGGCAGATCAGCCACACCAATTGAGGTTGACAACGGGCAGCTGAGGTGCTATACTAGAGGCTAAGTTAACAACAAGGAGCGACGAAATGGGTACACGATCACGAGTAGCCGTCATGCACGGCGATGTCTGCAAAAGCGTCTATTGCCACTACGATGGCTATCTCGCATACACAGGCGAAATCCTCAACAAGCACTACGACAGCAGCATGGCGAATGCCCTGGTAGCACGTGGGGACAATTCGGGTGTCAAAGAGACCCTGGAAGAAATGAACTTCTACGAAGATCGTGAAGCTCAAGACGAAGACGTTTCGGAGTTCCTCAAGAGCACCCCCTGGACTGTTGCACACAGCTTCGAAGAGTTCCTGAATCAGGTCCAGGGCTGCGGTGGCGAGTACTACTATGTGATGCGGGACGGTGTTTGGTACGCTGGCTGCGTCTACGATACCCCTGGGCTGATCAAATGCGGGCTGGTACCACTCAGTGACGCCCTGGCAGCTGCTACCATTGAGAAGCTGGTAGCAGAGGACGAATAACCCTAGTAGATCAAGGGTTATTACTGTTTGGGGTTGACACTAGCCCCAAATGGTAATATAATACACACATGTTAAACACAACGAGGAGCGAAACTATGCAGATCACATTCACTGAGGGTTGGTACAACATCAAAGGCAACCCAGTCAATGTTGGGGGCATGACCTTTCGTTTGGTAGAAGACTACAAGGTCGCTGCCAGCGGTGAAGGCTATGTTACTGTGGAAGGGGGCACACAGCCCGGGTTTCCAGACCGCAACATCCGCATCAAATGTCGCCAGGGTGCCTATACCATGGCCCAATCCTCAACCGTACCACAAGGAATCAGCATGCTGAAAGCATTGAAGAGCTCTGCCAAGAACTCCGTGGAAGTCACAGACTTCAGCCAGGTCAAAGTGCCCGATGCCGTGGTAGCGCATGAGACCGATGAGCAGATCGTAGAGCGACTGCGCAATCGCTTCCAAGTACTTCAGGACATGACACAGGCAGTCAAAGAGGGTACCGTGCGAGCAATGATCGTCACTGGCCCTCCAGGTGTGGGCAAGAGCTTTGGTGTAGAAGAAGTATTGGGCAAGCAGGATCTGTTCAACACGCTGGGTAACAAGCGTCCCAAGTACGAGATCGTCAAGGGTGCTATGAGTGCCATTGGACTCTACTCCAAGCTCTACCACTACAGCGAAAAGGGCAATGTCATCGTGTTCGATGACTGTGACAGTGTGCTGTTGGACGACCTCAGCTTGAACATTCTCAAGGCGGCTTTGGATTCGTCCAAGAAGCGTACTATCTCGTGGAACACTGATAGTCGTATGTTGCGTTCAGAGGGTGTGCCTGACAAGTTTGAGTTCAAGGCAGGTGCTATCTTTATCACCAACATCAAGTTCGAGAATGTGCGCTCTAAGAAGCTACAGGATCACTTGGCTGCTTTGGAGTCACGCTGTCACTATGTGGATCTGCAGATGGACACAGACCGTGAAAAGGTCTTGCGCATCAAGCAGATCGTAGAAGATGGCATGCTGGACTCATACGAGTTTGAGCCTGTGGTCAAGGACGAAGTCGTGGAGTTCATCGTAGAGAACCGCGCAAAGATGCGTGAGCTGAGCCTGCGTACGGTGCTGAAGGTAGCAGATCTTCGCAAGAGCTTTGCTACAAATTGGAAGAACATGGCAGAAGTCACTGTGATGAAGGGAGCCCACTGATGTCAGGGTGCCAATATTTGGGTCCGGAATACGACCCTCACAGACACAAGGGGCCCACGCCCTTCTGTGGGGCTGAGACCATCGAAGGCAAGAGCTACTGCCACGAGCACTACTACGTGGTCTACAAACGGGGCACATCAGTGAATGGTCGGCGCCGTGAGAAAGAAGTAGAAAAAGAAATCGCTGAGCTGAAACGCCAGCAGGAATTGGAGGAGATTGAAAATGGATAACGTCTTTAAAATCATCGTAGGCATCGTGCTGATCGTGATCCTATTGGCCATCGGGCCCTGGTTAGTGATCTGGAGTCTGAACACCATGTTCCCCGTGCTGGCCATTGAGTTCACGTTTTGGACATGGTGTGCGGTGGTGATCCTGGGCACGTTCTTTCGAGCGAATGTGTCTGTGAAACGGCGAGATTGAGGTTGCATGTGCAGTTGCGATCATGTATTATTAACTAATGCTGAAGAACAGATAATCAGCTGTTAACAAAGGAAACTTAAAAATGAAGAGATTCAATCCAGAAACAAAGACTTTCAAGG